ATAATTGATAACAGGGGCTTGCTCTTGCGGCTTCGCAATCCTGCGAAGATTACAACAGCAATACCAACAAGCAAGGCAGTGGGGGACCACGGCGTTCTGGTTAAATGGGGTGTGGACGAGGCTCGTGTACTTAAGAACTTAAATGTAAAGGACGTACCCTCACCTATTATGGGTATGTACGATTGGCCCGGACGGTATAAACCGTTTGATCACCAGAAAACAACTTCTTCGTTTATGACTATGAACCGCCGGTCCTTCTGCTTTAACGAGCAGGGCACAGGTAAAACTGCTTCTGCTATCTGGGCGGCTGACTTCTTAATGACGCAGAAGTTAGTGAAACGCGTACTGATTATCTGTCCTCTATCTATTATGGACTCCGCGTGGCGTACTGACTTGTTTAGTTTTGCCATGCACCGCACCGTAGATATAGCGCATGGGGTCAAGAAGAAACGCCAAGAGATAATTAACGGCGACGCCGAGTTTGTCATTATCAACTACGACGGTGTAGAGATAGTGAAGGAAGAAGTGGCGAATGGCGGGTTTGATCTTATCATTGTGGATGAGGCAACCCACTATAAGAATGCACAATCTAAGCGTTGGAAAGTACTGGCTAGTGTAATAAAACCAGAAACGTGGCTGTGGCTAATGACCGGTACGCCTGCCGCACAGTCACCAGTTGACGCATACGGGCTAGCCAAACTTGTTAATCCTAAAGGCGTGCCTAGATTCTTTGGGGCTTTCCGCGAGATGGTAATGCACAAGGTGACGCAGTTTAAGTGGGCACCTAAGCCGACCGCTACTGATACGGTGTTCAATGCGTTACAACCTGCAATACGTTTTACTAAAGAGCAATGCTTAGACCTGCCAGAGATGACTTACGTTAAGCGCGAAGTGGACCTAACGGCGCAACAGAAGAAGTACTACGAAATTCTACGTAAGCAAATGATGGCTACTGCGGACGGAGAACAAATTACTTCGGCTAATGCTGCGGTTAACATGAATAAGTTACTACAGATTTCGTGTGGCGCGGTCTATACGGATACTGGCGAGACTATAGAATTTGACGTTAAGAATCGCTACAAAGTTCTACGGGAAGTAATAGACGAATCTAGCCAGAAGATACTTATCTTTGTGCCGTTCAAGCATGTCATCAGTATTCTTAAAGAAAAGCTGACCAAAGACGGTATAACAAGTGCGGTTATAAACGGCGAAGTGTCGGCACAAAAACGTACTGCTATCTTCAAACAGTTCCAAGAAACCAACGACCCCCGAGTACTTATTATACAACCGCAAGCTGCTGCGCATGGCGTAACGCTTACTGCGGCAAACACAATCGTATGGTGGGGACCGACATCTTCCCTAGAAACTTACGCTCAAGCTAATGCGCGTGTACACAGATCAGGTCAAAAGCACCCGTGTACTGTTGTGCAACTGCAAGGATCGAAGGTAGAGAAACACATATACAAGATGCTAGACCAACGTATTAACGTGCACACAAAAATGATTGATTTGTACCAAGATATACTTGAACTATAAGCTAAACTGCACTATATTAGATAAAACATAACTATAAACGGAGTATGATGCCATGACAGACGCTGTTGTGCCGGACCTTGACCGTCTCGTTTCTGTGTACGTAAAGATTCGAGATAAGAAGTTAGAGTTAGCGGCGGAATTTAAAGAGAAAGAAAAAGAGTTTGACGCCAAGTTAGACAAGCTAAAAGAAGTATTACTAGAACATTGTAAAGAAACTGGAATCGAATCTGTAAAGACCGCTTCCGGTACGTTCTGGCGCACCCAAAAGAAACGTTTTTGGACAAGCGACTGGGAGGCAATGAGTAAGTTTATTGTAGAGAACGAAGCAGTAGACTTACTAGAGAAACGCATTAGCCAAGGTAACATGCGGCAGTTTCTTGAAGAAAACCCCGAACAACATCCGCCGGGGCTAAATGCGGATAACGAGTACACCATAACCGTACGGAGAAAAAAATGACCGAGTTAGAAAGCTACGTGCCTGTAGAGGAAGTGGCGGACTATCTTTCTGTAAAGGTAAGCACTATCAGGCAGTGGGTAAACAAGGGGTTCATACCAAAAAGTACCTATATAAAAGTAGGTTACACGTACCGCTTTAACCTTCCTGCCGTGATAGAGGCGCTTAGACAAGAAGAACCTGTCCCTGATCCGACACAGATAACCGAACAACTAGAGTTAGACTTTGATGAGGATGATGATTTATGAGCGAATTAGCTTTGTTTGACAATATGCCTGCCGAATACAAAGAGCTGCTGGCCCAACTAGAGCCTGATAAAAACGCGTCAGGTGGTGGAACTAAAACTGGCACTAACCGTCTTAGTATTCGCGGTGGGGTGTTCCGTAAGGTAGTTAACGGACAGGAAGTAGGAGAGCTTGAAGCCCGTGCAATAAATATAGTTATTGTTAAAACTTCCCCTATTTCCCGTATGTACTACGCTAGCCAATACACCGCAGGTGCTAATAATCCTCCGGCTTGTTGGTCTGCCGATTCTGGTGGGGGTAAGCCTTCTGGGGATGTACCAAGCGATACGCTTCAATCTGCGGCATGTTTTGATTGCCCTCAGAACATAAAAGGTTCTGGTCAAGGCCAGTCTCGTGCGTGTAGGTATCAACAACGTGTAGCTGTAATGTTGACTGATAGCGATGGCAAATTGAAGTCTAACTCGGTGTACCAGTTGTCTCTACCTGCTACTAGTATATTTGGCGATGACAAAAAGAAGATGGGACTACAAACTTATGCCCGTCTAATCGAAGCGCAGAGAGCACCACTTGCTTCGATAGTTACAGAGCTACGTTTTGATACTGATAGTTCTACTCCTAAGCTGTGTTTCAAACCGGTACGTGTGCTTGCCGAAGACGAAATAGGTATGGCAGTGGCCGCCCAAAAGGATGAGGCTACGCTAAAACTAGTTACGCTATCTATAAAAGCAAAGCAAGAGACTAGCGTTCCACAACTAACTGATGATAAAGTTCCAAGCCCTGCTTCAGAAACCCCGGCGTTGTTTTCTGACGAGGAAGAGGAAGAGGAGCAGGTAGAAGAGCCAAAGGTTAAGGTGTCTAAGAAAAAGAAAGATGCCCCTAAACCAGATGTTGATTTGGCCTCACTGTTGGATGAGTTTGATGACTAAACCACGCGGGTGCCTCCGGGCACCCGTAACTCTCTATGACATGGATTAAATGATGACAGACACCAAACAGTTTTTAAGTACGGTGTTGAGTGATGAGGGGTATTACCACGTAGCAGGAATTGCGAAGAACAAACCTATAAAAGAAAAGTTTTACGATTCGCTAGATGCTGCTATTGAGACTGCAAACAACTTTAACGAAGAAGGGCGAGACTCTTATTTTGCGCTAGGTGTGTTCCTAGATGCTACTAAGGGCCGTACTGCGCAAAACGTGCGTGGGATAAAATCGCTGTTCCTCGATTTAGATTGTGGCGAAGGCAAACCCTACAGCACCCAACAAGATGCACTTATTGCGCTAAAGGCTTGGTATAAGAAGTACGAGCTACCTCGCCCTACAGTAGTTAACTCAGGGCGGGGGCTGCACGTATATTGGGCGCTTGACCGAGCTTACACACGCGAAGAATGGCTACCTACTGCTAAAGGGCTAAAGGCTACGTGTTTACAGGACGGGTTGCATATTGACGCCGTTGTAACTGCGGACGCGGCTAGGCTACTGCGTGTACCTAATACACGTAACTTCAAAGACGTACCACCAAAAAACACCAAGGTAATTGTTTTAGGTAAACCGGTAGTCTTAGAGGAGTTTGCGGCTAAGTTACCTACAAGCTTGATACCAGTACTTGCCCCTAGAGAGTACACAAGCGCAGATAATGCGGACATGGCTAACGCAAAAGGCGGGGAGAGTAAGTACGCATACAAGTTTGCTAACATACTAATGAAGACCGCCCAAGGTAGTGGTTGTGCGCACATAGACAAAGCTATACGTAAAGCAGACGAGCTTACCTACCCAGAGTGGACTCATGCTCTTTCTATAGCGAAGCGGTGCGACACGGACGGTGTGGTCGGTGGATTGCCTGCAATACACTTAATATCAAAGGGGTACAGTAACTACAGCCCTGATGAGACCGACAAGATAGCGTCGTCTATCGACTATCCGCACCTATGCACTACTTTCGACAATGACTGCCCCGGCCTGTGTGAAGGATGCCCAAACAACGGCAAGATAAAAAGCCCTATCACGTTATGTCGAGAGCTTAAGTTAGCTGAAAGTAACGAAGTAGAAGTACGCGGATATGACGAACCCGAAGAGTTTTATGACGAGCGTGCAGAAGAAGTTGTTATCACACCTAGCGTTAGCGCACCTAGCAATGCCGACGATGGTGGCATACCGCCAAGCAAACCTAAGAAAGAATCTGTACTAGAAAAGATTAAAATACCGGGATACCCACCCGGTTACGCACGCCCAGAAGGTGGTGGGGTAGCAAAAATATCACACGATAAAGACGGCAACCGCGAAGAAAAAGTCTTGTGTCCTGACAATCTGTATGTAAAGAAGAGGATGATAGACGTAGACGGGCCGTGTTATGAGATAGGGCACACAAGTGATTTTGAAGGCGAACGTAGCTTCGTAGCGTCTCAGAAAGAACTAATGTCTACCGAAACCTTTCGGGGTGTAATGAACTCTAACGACGTACTAGTAATGCCTAGTACACAGAAGGACCTTATGGAATATATAGCTGCTTGGATTACTAAACTTAAGCCCGAAGGCCCACCCATTCAAGTTAAGTCTCAGTTTGGTTGGACAGAAGGGTTAAAGTCTTTTGTGATAGGGGACAAAGAGATATTTGCTAATCGGGTAGAGCACAACCCGGCAGGGTCTCGCACTGCACAGTACATGCACATGTTCAAGAAGAAGGGCACGCTAGAAAAGTGGAAAGAGCTAGCAAAGTTCTACGGACAGGAAGGGTTTGAGCAGCATCAGTATATGTTCGGGCTTTCTTTTGGTTCGCCATTAATGGAGTTTATGTCGGGTATATCAGGTTGTATATATAACTTGAACAGTCCTGAAACAGGTGTAGGTAAAACTACAGGTATGTGGGGTGGGGCTTCAGTATGGGGCAGCCACAAAAAGTTAGTGCTTATAGGCAAAGATACGCCTAACTCAGCTTGGAACCGTGCCGAAGTTATAAAAAACTTACCGCTGTACATTGATGAGGTATCTAACTACAAGCCTCAACCCGCTAGTGATTTTTGTTACGCCATCAGTGACGGGGTACAAAAGAACCGTATGAGCGGTAAGGGGGAAAACGCTGAGCGATACAGAGGAGAACCTTGGGCGTTAAACTGCGGTACTAGCGGCAATAGCAGTTTAACGGAAGTGGCGGGTGAATATAGGTCATCTCCAAAAGGTGAGACAGGGCGAGTAGTTAGCCACAGTGGTACAAAACTACTGCGGGGCGCATCTGACACACTGCGTGCAAATGACTTAAACGATCAATTAGATGAAAACTACGGACATGCCGGACCGTTGTTTATGCAGCACATACTAAAAAACAAAGCTGCCGCAAAGAAACTTACTTTAGATACACGCTCAGATATTGTTAAAGAGATAGACGGTGAACCACAAGAACGCTTTTGGATAGCACAAGGCGCTACTGTTTACGCAGGGTGTACGATAGCAAAACAAATTGGGCTTATAGATTGGGACTTAGACAACCTATGGGACTGGATAATTGCAAAAATAAGGGAGCAAAGGGCAGGTTTAACGCAAATGGATATGGACATACACGACATAATATCTCAGTTCTATATGGACAACGTACGGTCGATACTACGAATTACTAGTACAGCCGACGCTAGAGACCCAGAATTACAGAATATAATCCGCCCCGACATGCAGGACATGCCTAACTTTAAGTTTGTAGCGCGGCATGAAACCGACATAGGCAAACTCTTTATACGCGGACCGGCACTTAAATCTTGGATTAACGAACACAAGTACACAGAAAGTGCGGTTAAGGCTTTGATATTTTCACAAATGGATGGGCGTTATGGCAAAAAGAGGATGGGTAAAGGCACTAAAATGGACATAGGCACGACGCATGTAATCGAGTGTACTTTTAACAACGATCTTATTGAAATGCCGGAACTTGCTGATGAGGTTAAAGTTAAATGACATATCCCCTGACGGGGTGCGCATAGTCATAAACTGGGATGCGTTTGTGGTTGGCACGTCTGTATTCGTACCTTGCATAAACACAAAACAAGCTATGAACGATATAGTGGACGCTAGTGGTATAGCGAAGAAAGACTTAATAAAACGAGTTTGTGTTGATAACGGTAGGTATGGAATTAGAGTGTGGCGTAACCGATAATAACTATATGTAGTTAGTTGTATGGACTTTGACTACTACTGTTAGTATTATTACCCGGCATCATTCTCCCTAGTCATAGAGAGTTAGCCCCCACTAGTTGGGGGCTTTTTTATTTGCGTTAGTCCTCTTCGTACAATCTATCCCGGTATTGCTGTCTCGACTCTCTTAGTGCCCTAATAAACCTGCGGTCTGCCACGTTACCGCCAAGCTGTTCTGCTATCGCAGAGCCTCTAGCACGAGTCTTAATGGACTGGCGTATGTTGTCCCCACTTATCGCTACGTTGCCGTGTTTCTGGTTGAACTCTCTTATGTCCTCTATCACCTGCTCTTTGCCTGCCTCGTCACCGTTGTTGTGCGCAAAAGCAAACCGATCTAGCAGCCCCTTACGCATACCGCCAATACCGGTAGTTACGCGGCGGTCTCTAGCTAGCTTGTCCTGCTCAGCACGGAACTTAGAGGGGGCAAAGCCCATCGTCTGTAGGATCGCATCTCCTACGGTAACTTCTCCGACAATAGCATCCCCGCGCGTAGTCTCGTAGCCCTCTGTAGCGTACCGATAGGCTTTCTTGCCGTTAGATATAGCAGTGGGTAGCATACTTTCTACGGCCCGTGTGTCGTTCCTAGGGTCGTCGTCGAAGAAGCGGCGGTAGGCGCCCTCACTTACCCTCATAGTTATACCGACAGTAGGTCCACCGAAAGATTCTATTACGTACTCAGTGGTATTTTCTGGGCGGTAGTTACCTTTGTCTCGAATCAGTAGGTTAGTTAGGGCAATACGATCTGTTACGTCAGTGCCAAAATATTTAGCAACCGCACCATAGTAATAACCTTCGCCTATCGTTTTAGCTACTATAGTGTTTACGTCGTCTTCGTCCTCACCCAAAAACATGTTAGCGATAGCCGCGACGAAGCCGTAGAAGGGCACGCCTTTAGCGCCAACTAGCGCCGCGCCGGTAGCATTCATGTATATAAACGCGTTACGCAAAGCACGGTCTTCTTCTATCTGCTCTGGCGTACGGGTTGCCCCTCTGGCCTGACGCTGTATGGCGTTTAGCATACTCATTTGGATATACAGTATCTGGGCAGGGAAACGCTTAAACTGGTAGATGATGCTACCCACCCCACTCTGCGCCCAACGAGGAGCGGTGGCGAGTAATGCTGAGCTGTTTGCGTACTCCATAAACTCAATAGCTATCTGCGCGGCTTTTTCTCCGTGGGCTTCGATCTGCTCGGGAGTTAGTTTGGCTATAGGCTTACCGTACTTCTTTTCCATCTCTAAGATGTAGGCGCTGCCCGCTGTAATCTGACGGATAGCCCGTTCCGAATGGTTGAAAATGAAGCTAGACACGTAGGCTATCTTGTTTATTACAGGCGCAGCAGGGTTTTCGTAGTCTGCGTTTTCAGACGATATAGTACGGGTGTCTAAGCCCAGTTCTTTAAGTTTCGCTACTAGTGGCCCAAGCATCCCCCCTTCTTTGTTTGCGTAACTAAACCCGCCTAGCTCAGATATATCGCCTATCTCACCTTCTTTTGTAATGCCCTCGCGCGTAACGTCGCCAAAGGATTGTAGGTACATAGTTGAAGCGCGAGACATAGCAGAGGTAGCGTTAACTAAACCAAACTTACCGGCTAGTAGTGGCCCCACGACCATAGGTAGGGTAGACATGTTTACCGCAGCAGAGGATACGTTAAAACCTAGCGTGTAGATAAACGATGAAGAGCGCAGTATACGCGCCCAGTTAGGCAGGTTCGGGTTTTTAACGAACTCTAAATAGCTAGATAGTTTGCCCGGCAAGGCGTTTGTTTCGGCAGAAGTACCTACGAGCGCCTTCATTGCATCTTGTACTAAACGGTCGTCTGCGTTAGCGCCCGCCGCAGCCTCTTCACGTATTTGCTTGGCGACAAGCGCAAAGTCTGCATCAAAGGACAGATTCGCAAGGCTGTTAATCAGTCTAGGGTACGTGTCCTCGAAAGCTTTAATAGCCTGTGTTTCGTAGCCTGCAAACCCTTCCCGGCCCATGTGCCCCTGTATTAGATTTTGTTCGGGTAACGACTTTATTAGCACGTCGTCAACAAAATCAATCGCCCCTTGAGGTAGGGTAACTTGCTTCTCTACGTCGTTTCCGTTTGCGTCTTTCTCAACGAGCGTAACCGGCTTTTTAAGTTCGGCAAGTAGGTCAACTAAGAATCCTGTAGGGACATCAAACCCTTGAGACGACATATCAGGACGAGGTTTTGCTTTAACAGACCCCGTGACTATATCCGTACGAGCGTTAAGGGCGTTTATAGCTACCTCGCGGAGACCTTTGCTCGGGTGCGAGCTAACCCCATACTTGACCTGCCCGTCTCTATCTTTGTACTCATACTCAACCCAGAATTCGCCCGAGCGATTAAGCGGGAAATAGGGGTCAATAACGCCAGAGGTAAGCAACTTTCTAAACACTCTGTCTTTAACTGTAGCTTTAACACCGGCTTCTATGTCTAGTTTGTCTAACTTATCGTCAATAGCGGCGAGAATATCCGCGTTAATTTGTTTATACATATCCCGCATTTCGCGGTAGGCGGTCTTTTGTGTGGGCGACAGCTTGTTGTACAGCCGTTGCGCTTCCTCGTACGCAGTAATGCGCTCTTGGGTAGTGTTTAGTTTCCTAACCCCGGCGAGGATTTTTGTCTTATCAAGGGCTTCTACTGCCTCATCGCGTTGCGCTTCCGTAGGGAACGTTACCCTTTCTATTACATTACCGTTGGTGTCCGTGTAGCTGTAACCAAAGTTTTTATAGCGGGCAGCCGGTTTAGTAGGGTCTACTTCCTCGATAGTGCTAAGCCCTACTAAGGTGTTGTAGGTTTCTATTGCTACACTATCGTCTTTAAACGCTTCTTTGAAATCCCTTAGCTTATTGCCAAAGTTCTTCATTAACTCGTTGCGCTTGCCGTCTTGCTCACGGATAAGATTTTGAAAGTCTGCTGCTGACGGCAACTTTTCTTTAATGAGACCGACTATGTTGTCCAAAGTCATAGCGTTAATCATGGTCACACGAGACTTAGCACTTAACTCTTGGGCATTACCCAGTATCCAATCTTTGGAATCTTTCAGCGTTTTAAGTTTAGCAAGCGCCGTACCGCCGCCCATCATTTCGTAGGCCGCGCGAAGTGCGTCACCATCGGACAGTTTTTGTTCTACTACTGTAGCGTCACGGGTTGATATGGACTCTGCAACGATTAAGTCCACAAAGTCTAACGCTGCGTCTGCTACGGTTCCAGTTTCAGTAGTGGGCATACCGAATAGGCGTTTAATAGCATTAGTAAACCGTTGCCACGCAGTTAGCTTAGACCCAGTGGGCTTATGCGCAGCTAGTGTGGCTCTGAAATCGGGGTTAGTGTATACCTCGGCAACAAAGTCTTTTAGTGATTCTGAGCCATAGGTACCCGGTATTTCGCCTTTAACGTCGTTAAACAACTTAGTGAGCTGTATGGTAAACGGATGGCCCGGATTATCGAGAGTCTTTGAAGTAACCGCGTGCGCAACTTCATGCAAGATAGTATGGCTGCTTAACGGAGCGTTGATGTCTATTTGGATTAAGTCCTGAGAAGCGGTGTAACTACCCGCAAACTGGTCACCGCGTGGGGTCTCAAGCGTTTCTACAAACTCAACCTTAGTTGTGCCTATAGCTTTTTCTAAATTGCTAGCAAGCTCGCGGACCATTTTGTTAGGGTTGTCTAGCGCCAACTGTTTCAGTGCGCCTTTTAAATCCCCATCAAGTAACTTATTGTTAGTCTCCGCCGAAACCAAAGGCATACTAGCAGCCACCGCATCAGAGCGCAGGTAGTCTACAAGCCCGTCAATGTCGGCTATGCTATCGCTGCTTGTGCCTCTGAGTAGCTCTACTACCGCGCCGTCAAGTTCTGTTTCGGGTAAGCCTTCAACACTTAGAACGTAGGCTTCCGCATTTCGAGCGGCAAATTCTTCTGCGGTTTGCTCTTGAAGTATTTCTTGGTTCCTTTCGTTTTCCGCTTCTGTGTACTCGGCGCTTGTCTTACCCTCTTCACGGGCGAGAGCTTGTTGCGCATTCATGCGCTCTAGGAAAACATCACCCTTGGCGGTTAACTGCGCAAGTTCGCGTTTATAGAACTCTTGGTACTCTTTTAATTTATTTTTCGATTCGGGGCTGAGATTACTTTTTACCCATTGGGCAGCCGCATCAGCGCGTTTCTTTTCTCGCACAGACACGTCTTTAGGCGAAGTTGTTTCTAGTGTGGGATCAACTAATCCTTCAAAAGCTATAATACGTAACGCTTGGTCACTATCTGTGGCGTTCTGCATATAGTAAGACATAGCGGGTTTTGGCTTGTATATATCACGGTCAGGCAGGGGTTCATTTTTTCGCTTATCTAGCTTCTGCTTATCCGTATCAGGCATAGCCACAGTAGCGGCAATAGGTTGGGGTATGCTTGCAAAAGTTATAGGTGCGGTAGTTTCAGCTACAGATGCAGTAGTTTCTTCCACAGGCGTAGTAGGTGGAACTACTTCACCAAACGCACGGTAATTCAGTAAGTTTGCCCTAGTTCGATAAGACGTTTTCGGGTTCTTTATTAAAGCTTGTAGGGCTTCCTGCACTTCGGGGCTGCTAACTTCTTTACCTTGTAGTCCTTTTCTTCGGCGTATAGGCGCGCTCTTGGGTATACCAAGGCTGTCAAAGAACTCTGGGGTAACGAGTGTAGTAGGATCGGCGGTTTCTGTAGTGGTTGTAGCTCCAGCTTCTGGTATGAGGGCTTCTAGCTCCGACACGCTCGTACCATCTGCTATTACTTCAGGCTCTACCACTTCAGGCTCAGGACGCTGTTGCGTTAACTCGTAAGTCTTTTGGGTTATGGCCTGTCGTTCGGCTTCTGTAGGGGTGGTGTCTGCTATGCCCGCTTCAGCAAGTGCGTTAGAAAAAGCTCTTTCGGTATTAACTTGGCTAGCGGTATCGGTTTGTGCGAGTACGGCTTCTAGGACTGGACCTCTTTTGGCTTGCGTTTCTTCGGCACGGCGAGTTTCTATGCGCTGCTGTACATCTCTTAATGCTTTTTCGCGTTCATCTACTTCTATCGCGTCTAATTCTTGAGTAACCGCAGCATCTAAACTAGCCTTAGCCGCATCTTCTTCCGCTTGTATATCCGCATACTCGTCCTCGTCTACCAACGCTTCGATCTGCGCCGTCTCTTCTGCGTCTTCAATAAGGTCTGTTTCTGGAGTAGGCTCAGATGGAGTTTCACGGCTACGTATTGCGGCGGCTTCTGCTTCTACTTCTGCGGCAAAGGCTTCAGGACTGAGGGGGGCTTCACTATAGCGGGCTTGTACAGCAGCTTCTGCCTCTACTTGGATGGGGTCTTCTTCAGTTACCCCTGCAAGTTCTTCCACATCAAGTAAACGCTCTGGCTCAGGACCTTGGAAGGCTTGTTCTGCCGCTGCGCGTTCCTCTGGGAACATATCCCGAGTTTCTTCAACTGGTACTTCTGCCATTGCGGTTTCGGCTGCGGCGGCTTCTTCAGCGGTAACTGCTTCTTGGGCTTTCCTAGCAGCACGGCGTTGTTGACCGGGAAGGAGGGCTTCGGCTATGCCTTGTAGTAGACCACCGACACCTGCGCCCATACCAAAGGACTCGCCAGTATCAGTAAACACACCGCGCTCTGGGTCGTACACGCCACGCTGAATAAGGTTCTGGCCTACTTCACTGATAGCCTCTTGGATACCTTCGTCAATAGCAGCCTTGCCTACACGCCCTAGGGGCGCTCTTTCTGCGGCTTGAGAAATCTTTCGGATTAGGCTGCCACTAAGTTCTTTCCCTACTTCGTCTGCTTTTGGGCCAAGTACTTTTCTAAAACGCTCAGCAATCCTACCCGGACCGAACATCTCGAATGCGCCCGGTATGGTACCTAGCCCAGCAGCCTTACTTATCTCTTCTTCAGTAGCTCCGGCTGCTACGGCGCGTTGGGCAGCTTCACCTGCACCGGCTCCTACACCTAAACTAGTACCAAGCGCGTACGCTCCACGACCCAAAAGAGCAGGAGCACTTAGTGCGCCAGCGGCAAGGAAGGGTAGGGTAGAACCTACGCCTTTTATAAGGTCTGTATAGGTGCCTTCGTAGGCTTCATCGGTAGCTAGGAAATCCTGTACCCCACCACCAATTTCGGCGATGCGAGCGCGAGCAGCCTGCTCAGCTTCTTCAGGTAGGACAAACGCAGCACCAGTCGCAGCCGATTCTAGTAGCCCCGCAGCACCGCCAAGCAGTGCCTTACCCGTCTCAAGCCCGTACCCCAGTAGTGAGGTATCTTCCGGCTC